TGAAACGGGCCTTAACTGGGCATGAAATTCTGAATCCTATAAAAAATGATAGTTATAGGAAAGGTATGAATCTAAGAGATGAGGATTTCAAACCTCAAAGAGAAGGACAGCTTATGGGAAGTATTATTTCATTTCCTTTCTTGTGTCTTGCCAATGCTGCTTTATGCAGATATGCAATGGAAATTACCAGTGGTGATAACCTGAAGTTGGTCGATCGGCCAATGGATTCATATTCGACCGCAAGGTTGCTCATTAACGGGGATGACTGTGTCTTCCCTGGCAAAATTGATACACAATTTTCCAATTGGAAAAAGATTACCGGTTTTGGTGGTCTGGAATCCTCTGTAGGAAAAACGTTTCAATCAAGAAAGTTTTTGACAATAAATTCTTGTCAGTATAGTTATCTAAATTCCGCCTTATGGGAAGATGATATGGATCGGACGGTGTCTGGTCACTCTTATTCACTTGTTAAATATGTGAATATGGGACTTATCTACGCTCAAAAGAAAAATGGTACTAGAGGTAAACCTTTTTACAGGTTAGGCTCAATCCATAGGGATTTATTTGAAACTTGTCCAGAAGATTTGTTTCCAGCTGCTGATCGTCTTTTTCGAAAGATGGCGCAGAAGGATAAGCTATGTGTCGTTTTCGATCGATCTACAGGGAAACCAACGAGAGATCAATTCGGAAAGAAAATCAAAGTACTTAGCTACTTTGGCGACATGAAGAATGCCGGGGTTCCATACTACTTACCTGAATGGTTAGGTGGTCTTGGGCTCGTGCCTTCATCGGTGATGAAGGAAGCATTGATGCTTAGCAAAAATACCAGTCATGATCTGATTGGTGCAGCATTTCTTAGAATGAACATGGATGGAGGCGAATTCCAGCCTAGGAGATTTAGAACAACTCCGGCTTGGCAATTCCATACTTTAGTTGACACTAAACTTAGGGATTTCAAATTCCTAAGTAACCAAAATTTTAAAATGGTTGAGTATGACGACACTATTAGGGAGTTAGAATCAGAGTATCAAAAACTCTATTCTTTACTGGTAGTTGACGTGCTTCTTACAACTTCTATTGACGATGTCATTAAAGAGGTTGTTGAGGAAGAAGCTGAACTTAGATCTGTTCACTTCCGGAACGTTAGGATTTGGCAACAATGTCGCGATAGAGCTCTTCGCTCTAAGCAACTACTTGAACATCAAGAAATGTGTGCTAACTTGACTTACGACGACTTTCTTCAGGAGAAGAAAGCGTTTCCTACTTCATGTTTCGATGTTCGATTATGAACATCACCCTTTCGAGGGTTCAGATTTGATCCGAGTTGAAATCTACAACGGACAGGCTTCGTCGGCCTAGATCAGATCTTTGGGTGTCTTGTATACCCCTTCTCACAAAGTAATAATTTTAAACATTATTCTACTTGTAAGGCATCACTAAAAGCAAACCTAGAGAGTTAATAAACTGTAATCTATAGGATATTGAGGTTTACCCTACCACGCATAAGGCTGGTGGCA